GCCCCCTTTCGGGGGCCCTCTGGTTACCATGCCTTATATAGGAGGTCTGTATGCAAAGCGACAAGCAACGAAACCCTCGCTCCTGGGAGTTGATTAATTTCGACTTCTCGGAGTTCGGGAAACAACTTCGTTGGTTTGAAGCGCGTGCTATACTTAGCCACCTAGGTTCGGTGGTAACTGTTACCGTACTTGATCATGATAACTTCCGGGTTACGGAGCATGAGCTGGACGAGAGCGAGTCATCGCTCTTTCTTCAGCTTATCTTCGATATCTTGGAGTTACGTGATCAGGGTTAGGTAGGTTCACCTCGTGAGAGGTGGGCTTCGGGTCTATGGCTTCATTTAGCCAGGATCTCTCTCTGTCCTAGGGGACTCCTTCATTGCGCCCTAGCGCATGTGTGCTTCACAATCGGAGCTGCGTAAGTGGGTAGCAAATCATCGACTCGTCGTTGGACCCTTAAGTATGGGCAACAGCAGCAAGATGGCTTAAATGCCATTAACAGTTCCTATGGGGACGTTGCGAGTAATATCGCTACGTCTTCCAGGACCGACACCTTCTTTGGTGGCGAGCTCCCCAATTGGAGAGCGATTGTTAGGGCTGGCGGTAACGCCACAACCCTTGCTAATGGTGTCCGATTCTACGTCAACGGAGGCATGGCCTCTTTTGATAGTAGGGTCTTTGGGTACAACGGCTTGGCCGGTGGTTCCAGCAATCCACTTAACGCTCGGCGTGGGCATGTGGTCGGCCCGAACTCCATTCCTTGGGGTTCGGTACCGGCTGATGCCGACGCCTTAGCTGTCGTAAACGAAGCACGGGTTAAGTTCGCGCGGTCCGTCGAAGGTGCCCTTACCCTCTTTCAGGGGGGCGTGTTCCTCGGCGAGCTACGTGAAGCTTTACATATGATCCGGCATCCTGCCATTGGCTTGCGTCGTGGGATCGGGGATTACCTCAAACACCTGCAGAATAATAGCAGGAGGTTAAGAAAAATGCCCCGCCCCCGTCGACAACGAGCCATACAGCAGACTTACCTTGAGTATGCTTTCGGTTGGGTTCCCTTTATCCATGACTTGGAGGCAGCTTCGAGCTACCTCCAGCGTCGACAAGACCAGCTCTACCAAGAGTTGGCTCCTGTTAGGGGTATGTCCCAATCGTCCTGGATCGATTCTGACTCCTTTGGCCAATATGGCTCAGTGGTTGGTTCGGTTCAGTATAGGCTACGCAACCGGTGTATCGTTACAGCAGTCCTTGCTGGAGCGGTTGCATCGAAGGCTTCTAGCCAACAGTTGCTCGATTCGTCGGCTCTCGGCGTGTCGATCAGGAGTTTTGTGCCAACCCTCTGGGAGCTTCTCCCATGGTCGTTTGTTGTAGATTACTTCACCAACGTTGGTGACGTGCTTACCGGCTGGTCAAACCAGTCGACTAGGCTCGCCTGGGGTCGCGACACTGTAATCAAAGAGTCCCTTATGGAACTCTACGACCAGCGTCAGATCCCGGTCAGTAATTTTATCTACAAGGACAGGTCATTTAGCCCGGCCTCTATCGCCACTGGGTATCGGAGCTTCGTGAGGCAACCCATATTAGCACCGCCTGTCCCTATGCTCTCATTTGAGCTACCGGGATTCGGTACGAAATGGATAAACCTTGCTGCTCTGTTTACGGCTCGCCGTTCACTCAGTCGGCTTAATTCTCCTTAATCCTAACACGGTGATACACCATGACGATGTCCCTTTCTTCGCCCGTTACGGGTAGTGCGCAGACCGGGCTTACCAGCCCGACCTATACCCTGGTTTCAGGGACTGCGCCAGACGCCAATGGGCGCCAATATGCCGTCTCCGCTCTCGGAGGCACGCAGACAGGCGTGGAAGTCAATTCGGCTTCCAAACCGTTCACTCTGACCTTCTGGTGGCCGAAGCTCCTCAAGGCGCTTCGGTACATCACGGGGTCGGGGCGAGCGATCAAGATCGACTTCAACGTGTACAAATTGGTCACCCGCAAGGGTGTCAACTGCCACGTTGATCTGCCGCCGGTCACCATGGTCATCACGACCGAAGTGGCCGTTCCGGCGGGGGCAGACGTGCTGGATGCAGCGTCTGTCCGTGCAGCTCATTCCGCACATTTCGGGGCACTGAGCCAGGCTTCTGCCGGGTTCGGTGACACGAGTGTTTCGGGGACCCCGTAAAGGGGTCCATAAGCGTCGGCGAAGCGATATCGCTCCCCATTCCGTTGGGGTGTGGAGGTTAATCCTCTACATCGTCTCTGCTTATGCTGCACTCAAGCTCGGGATTACTATCCCAGCTTGGCTCCTGAGCCCGTGAGGGCTCGTCGATCTTATCATTGGAGTTCTATATGCCACATAAGGCATCTGCTCTTTTTGATGCTCTGCTATTAGACCTAGCTGACCACCTTCCCGCAGACGTTATTAACCGCTTAAAAGGCGGCGAGTCTGTGGAGAGATGGCCGGATATAACCCTTAGAGAGGTGCAAGCGCTTGCTTTGGCCCGGTCATTCTTGAAGAAATTCCAGGATGATATTGACCAGCAGGCGACTGATCGCGTCGCTCTTGAAAAGTTCCGAGCCGCAAATCAACGGTCTCGTGACTGGAGTTGTAAGTTAGAGTCAACATGGGACGAAGTTCTTCTAGGCGAGTTTAAACAGCTCGCTTGGGAGTTCCTTAATCCTGAAGGCTTACCTTTGATACAGTCGGGAGACTGTATCTGGTCCAACTCTGAAGTTGGGCCTGGGTCGGCTATAGGGACGAAACTCGTGGACTTCTATCATAAGATGTTCTCGAGTGATCTGTGTTGTACTAACTTGGGTCTGTACCTGTCATACAGGAGCTACATTGCTCAACACCCCGAATGGGCTTCTGCCGAAGTAAATAGGCGAAGCTCAAGGGGCGACGTGCGTGTAGTTGCAGGGAACCACCTGTCGTTTGTCCCTAAGGATAGGAACACTTCCCGTTCGATCTGTGTCGAGCCCGTACTGAACATGTACGGTCAACTTGGCATCGGAAATTTGATTAGGGCGCGTCTTAAGACGTACTTTGGGATCGATCTCTCGACCCAGCCCAACATCAACCGGGAACTGGCTAGACAAGGGAGTCTACTTGGGACTCAAGCAACGCTTGATCTCGAGTCGGCTTCTGACTCTATCTCGCTCCGGATGCTGGAAGAGGTGTTACCCCGTGACTTCATGTCATGGGTGCGCCTGTTTCGGTCTCCGGTGTCGAAGCTACCTGACGGTAGCTCAGTGGAGCTAGGTATGGTCTCTACAATGGGAAATGGTTTTACATTCCCGTTGCAAACTATGCTTTTCTCCTGTGTTGTAGTGGCTTGCTTTCGAGCGCGCGGTTACGACTTCCGTAAGGGAGCCGAGTCGCGTATTAGGCCTCGAAAGAGTTATCTTGTGAAGACATGGGGAGTGTTTGGGGACGATATTATCGTCCCCACGAACTTCCACTATTTCAAGGAGCTCAGGCAACCCTGTGCTCTTTGGTTTGGCGATGAGATCGTGCGCGATACAAAGCGCTTACTCTCGTTGCTTGGCTTCACAGTTAATGCCGCGAAGTCGTTCGATGATTCGAACGATCCTTTCCGCGAATCCTGCGGAGGTGACTTCTATCGAGGTCATCCCGTTAGGGGCGTCTATCTCAAGTCGCTCCTAACGCAGCAGGCTCGCTTCGTCGCTATAAACCGCCTTAACGAATGGTCCGCGGTCACCGGGATTAGGCTTAAAAACACCTGTTCTCGGTTACTTCGTACTGTTCGCTACCGCCCTGTCCCCCCTTGGGAGCAGGATGATGCTGGCGTCAAGGTTCCGTTCTCTCTGGCTAGTCGATTACGCCGCGACACGAGACTACAGTCGATAGTTTATCGACGTTTCGTTCCGTTGCGCCGTACTATTTCGTTAGCAGAGGGTGCGAAAACCTTTGGAAATGCTCGTCTAGGGTCATTCTATAATCAGAGTGGCCTCCTTCTTGCGTTTCTTAATGGGACGATTAGGGCCGATGGAGTGGCGATCCGCGCGAGCGGACACGTACCCTATCGACTCGACCTTGGTGTAGCGCCTAACTGGCATTACACTAGGGTGGATATGAGCCTCCCTGAACAAGAGGCTCATGGGCAGCGGTGGAATTCCGCTGTACTGAGCAATTTCAGCTCAGTATACTTGAGG